GCCCCAAGAAGACACCACCGCGGCAGATTTTTATTCTCAGCACAGCCAAAAAAATCTGTCAGCAAACATTCCGCTGGCCCATACAGTCACACAAGGGATTGGGAATCAGTTATGAGTAAGAAAAAATGGAAAAATAAACCTAATCCTTGGTTGCGTACCAGCAACTTTGAAGGACCAGTCAAAGTCTACTATGACAATCTATTAAAACATTTTCAAAAATTTGGAAAAAAGATATTTATAGAAACTGGCACACACTTGGGCAACGGTCTACAGTGTGCCCTGGATGCTGGACATGTCAAATGTTACACCATAGAGATACACGAATACTTGTATCGTGATGCCTGTGCAAGATTCAGTGAACAGATAGCCGCAGGTATAGTAGAATGCCACTGGGGAGATTCTGCACAAGTATTGCCAGGCCTGGTGGCCCAGCTCGCCGAACCAGCAGTGTTTTGGATCGACGCTCACATCAGTGGCAACTACGGTGATCAGATAGCAGAAAAAAACTGTCCCATCTACGAAGAGCTCGAAGCCATTGATGCCAGCACCATACGCACTCATACCTTGATCGTGGATGACCTGGCCTGCTTTGACAAAGCCGCACACGACAACATTCCTTTGCGGGCCGTGCAGGAAAAAATACTTAGAATCAATCCCGAATACAAATTTGAATTTGTGGATAGCCACTTACCTGGCAACATCATGATAGCATATATCGAATAGGAACCAACATGGGCAAAAAAATAGATTATGTAGTAGATCCCAACAAACCACACCTAGGTGGAAACTTTGCTGTACTAAACCCAGCAACTTTTTGCCCAGAATCCTGGTCATATGTGATCCGCAAATACAACATCCGGAGTGTGTTGGATGTGGGATCGGGGCAAGGTCATGCGCCACGCTGGTTTGCTGATCAAGGCCTCACAGCCTACGCTGTAGAAGGGCTCAAAGAAAATGTAGACCACGCCATATATCCCACTGACTTGTTTGATCTCACCGAAGGTGCTTATGTCAAAGACGTAGACATGGTCAACTGCATAGAAGTGGTTGAACACATTGAAGAACGGTATCTGGACAACTTGCTGACCACTATCTGTGCAGGTCGATACTTGTTCATGACCCATGCTGTGCCAGGACAAAAAGGTTATCACCATGTGAACTGCCAGCCTACCAGATACTGGGAAGAGCATTTGGCCGCCAGAGGATTCCGCCCAAGTCCCGAAGACACCGCAGAGATACAACGCTTGGCTGCTAACAGCAAACATATCAGAGAAACTGGCATGTTGTTTATCCGGGCCTAACGTGTGCGGATTTGGTGTTACCAATCAGGTCGGTCTAGACCAAGTCAATGCACGCTGTCAGCCACGTGGCCCTGATGCCACTTATCAGCGCACCGTCAACGGCATAGAGTTCCTGCACAATCATCTACACATCACTGGCGATCCGGTAGCCCAACCGTTTGTCAAAGGTGACGTGGCCTGTGTGTTCAACGGGGAGATCTACAACTACAAAACTTTTGGCACCTATGCCACTGATGGTGAGTGCTTGATTGATCTTTACAATCAACTGGGCCCAGATTTTGTGGAACAGTTGGATGGTGAATTTGCCATTTGCTTGATAGATTTTGCACAGAACAAAATAGTCATAGCCACAGACACATTTGCCTGCAAACCCGTCTGGTACGAATTTGTCAACGGACGGTTTGGCGTGGCCAGTTATCAAAGTCAGTTGCAGGGACTAGGATTCAACAACAGCAAAAAGTTATTGGCCAACACTACTGTGGTTGTAGATCTTGCCACCCATCAAGTGTTGCAATACATGGTCAACACCAAATTTGATCTACAGCAACACAAGCACACATTTGATGATTGGATCCGAGCATTTCAACGAAGCATTGCCAAACGCACACAGAACACACAGGCTGGTATGTTTGTAGGTTTGAGTTCGGGCTATGATTCGGGAGCCATAGCTTGCGAACTGCATAGACAACAAGTGTCATTCAAGGCTTACAGTATCATCAACAATGAAAACATGTCGGTGCTGGATGCCCGCATTGCTCAATTGGACAATGCCGAACAGTTTGTCATGCACAAGCAAGAATACCGTCACTGGCAAACTCACCTGGAAGGATGTGAAGACTTTGAATACACTGGTCGTTACAAACACTACAACATCAAACAGGATCAGGCCAGCATGGGCTTGGCAGCCATATGTGATCGTGCCCGACAGGAAGGACGACGTATCTACTTCAGCGGACAAGGTGCCGACGAAATCATCAGTGACTATGGCCATGCCGGTCGCAAAATATTCAAGCACAGCGAATTTGGTGGCCTGTTCCCCAACAATCTGGAAGGCTTTTGGCCCTGGTACAGTTTCTATGACGGTACCCAGATACAATATCTCAACAAAGAAGAATATGTGGCCGGCCACTTTGGCATAGAAACACGCTATCCATTCCTGGATCGTGAGTTGGTGCAGGAGTTCCTGTGGCTGAGTGCAACTTTGAAAAACAGCCGATACAAAAGCGCCCTGGCTGAATACTTGCAAGTAAATAACTGGCCCTATCAACCCAATGAAAAATTGGGATTTCACGTAACGGATAAAAAATGATAACAGTACTCATAGCCGGCGATGCCAACTTCCGCCCTTATATTGAAAATGCTCAACGCACCACCGAGGCCTTGGGTTACCCAACCGTGATCTATGATCTGGGCAATCTGGGCTTTGGTCGGCAGTTTGATGGCCGAGTCAGCAACATACCCTTGCAGACCATTCCCTGCAAGCCGGCCTTGATGTTGGATGCCTTGCAACATATTCCCGAGCAACATTATCTAGTATATCTGGACGCCGATGCCATCATGCAAACAAGGATCGACGAGATCTGCGAGGACTATGACATTGGTGTTACCTTGCGAGCCAAGCCTGCTCCGGATCCCAGAGTCAGTGCCATCAATGCCGGCATAGTGTTTGTACGCAATACCGCACAGGCCAAACAGTTTTTACAAGTATGGGCCCAACGTGCCGATGAACTCAACGGCGATCAATGGGCTTTGAATACCTTGACTGAATTGACTAGAGAAGACATGGACAAGACAGTGATGCGTGGCGATACTCGTATCCGTTGTTTTCCTTGCATGATCTACAACAACTTTTATTTCAAAGGCGATCAGAGCCAGGCCAAGATCATACACTATAAAAGCAAACACAGAAAACTGTATCCCTTATGAAATACGCCCTTGCCCGAGACATGCCCGGAGAAGGTCCTAGTTGGGCACTGGCCCCATGGCAACAACGTGGACTAGAATACTTTGATCGTGTGGCCGATGTGCCAGACACCCATGTATTGATAGCCAATCATTTTGCACCCTGGTGGTCACCCTTGCGAGAATACATTGCCGAAGGCAGACCCTGGATCGAAATTGAATACGGATATTGGGGACCCGACACACCCAGAAGAGAAACACGCCGAGTGACCTATTGTGGGCATCATAACATGCACATGCAACCAGTGCCTTACAGTCGTGCCAACTTGTTTCCAACACCAGCACATCAGCCCTGGCGTGACACCGCAGGTGAATATGTGATTGGCATACAGCCTGTGGAAGAAATCTTGTTACAACGCACCGGAGAAAATTTACAGCAGTTTAGAGATCGGCTGACTCAGACCATACAACCTTACTGGTCTGGTCCCATACACTGGCGCAAAAAACGCGGCGGAGCCAAACCAGGAAGATTTGACAGTTATGTTGAACAATTGGCCGCGGCTCATGCGGTCATAGGTGAACGTACCATGGCCACTGTGGAAGCATGCCTGTTGGGCGTGCCTGGATACACTGTGGATGCCAGCATGAGCACCTTGTTAGTGGGCGGTATAGAAAACTTGGCTAATCCTCTGAAGCCTGATCTCACTGCCTGGTGGGAACACATCTGCTGGAGCCAGTTCAATCGTGCAGAATTTGAAACTGCTGTGCCCGCAGAACTAGTAGAACAATATCAAATTTTGCGACATTAACTGCCCAGATAAATATCAGCATGAAAAGAATCGTTTTGGCAACTGGTGGATTTGATCCTGCTCACAGCGGGCATGTGGCTTACCTAGAAGCAGCTAAAAAACTAGGTGATATTTTGATAGTGGGTTTAAATTCAGATGAATGGCTGATCCGCAAAAAAGGACGGGCTTTTATGCCGTTCAGTGAGCGCGAAGCAGTGTTACGATCCATGCGTTGTGTTGATGAAGTAATCAAATTTGATGACAGCGACAACAGTGCAAAAATGGCCATACATCACGTACGACGATTGTATCCGCACGATCATATCATATTTGCCAATGGTGGCGATCGAAACAAACAAAACATTCCAGAAATGGACTTGTTGGATCTCAATTTGCGTTTTGATTTTGGGGTAGGTGGCGACAACAAAGCCAATTCCAGCTCGTGGATCCTGGATGAGTGGAAGGCCCCTAGAACTGACCGTGACTGGGGATACTATCGAGTCTTGCATTCCGTGGTACCCACGCTCAAGGTCAAAGAACTTACAGTAGAGCCAGGTAAATGGCTCAGCATGCAACGGCACAATCAACGCAGTGAATTTTGGTTTGTGGCCACAGGCACTGCCACGGTTTACACGTTGAATGCCAAAAGTGATTTTGAACTCATAGCGGTGGTTGAACAACACGGACATGTCTGGGTAGACAATCGTCAATGGCATCAGTTGCGCAATGAACACCAAGTTCCACTCAAGGTAGTAGAGATACAATTCGGCATTGAGTGCGAAGAATTAGATATCGAAAGACAACAATGACACCAATTCCGGTATTCATTGGTTATGATCCCAGAGAAGCCATAGCTTTTCATACCTGCGTAAACAGTATTATCCGTCATGCCAGCCAACCTGTGGCCATTGTGCCCGTGGCTTTAAATCTGTTCCGAGATTACGAAGAAACACACACTGATGGAAGCAATCATTTTATCTATACAAGATTCTTGGTACCACACCTTATGAGTTATACAGGATGGGCCATATTCATCGACGGAGACATGATCCTGCGTGATGATATTGTAAAACTGTGGAATATAAGAAATGAAGAGCATGCTGATGTATTTGTGGTCAAACACGATTACAAGACCAAGATGACAGAAAAGTATCTAGGCAGCAAAAACGAAGATTATCCAAGAAAAAATTGGAGTAGTGTGATCCTATGGAACTGTAGTTCATGGCCCAATAGAAAACTCACACCAGAATTTGTACAACGTGCCACTGGTGCTGAACTACACAGATTTACCTGGTTGGACGATGCACGCATCGGCGAGTTGCCGCCCGAATGGAACTGGTTGCCCGACGAATATGGCGCCAATCCAGATGCCAAACTGTTGCATTATACTCTGGGAACACCTTGCTTCCATGAGTTTGCTGATACTCCCCAGGCTGAAGAATGGCACAAAGAACGCATGTTCACTGAATATTGTCAGCAGAGGATTGAGTGAAAATAGACATACCAATCCGTCCAGAGATAGGACCAACGGATCTGTTGTGCATCAATCGAAAACTGCATGATCAACCAGTCAAGCCCAGGCAAGCAGCCTTTGTGGATAGATTCATGGCCGGAGCTGTGACATCTGGTCGCCCCAGTCATTTGGTCAGCTACCACGAAGCCATGCAGTATCCCATAACCAATCCTTGGCACATACGTGGTATGAAATTCACAGCCGGAGTCAATGACTGTTGGCGCGATGGCCGTACTTTTTATTACATTGACAATGGATATATAGGCAATGGGCAAGCCAAAACTTATTTCAGGATTATCAAAAATCACGTACATGATGTACGTTCTATCATCGAACGTCCTGGAGATCGCCTAGATCGTTGTTCTATCCGCCTTAAACCCAAAAGCTCTGGCAGTAAAATTTTGATTGCTCCGCCCAGTCAGAAAAGTCTCAGCTTGTGGGGCATGGATCCAGAGGTATGGGTAGCAGAAACTGTGGCTCACCTCCGACAACACACAGATCGACCCATTGACATCAGACTCAAAAGACCCCGAGCCGAGCGCCTGGCCGAGAATACCATGGAAGAAGCCTTGGCCGACGATGTGTATTGCTTAATCACCTACAACAGTGTGGCCGCTGTGGAAGCTGTGATGTTGGGCAAACCGGCTATTACTCTGGGCCCCAATGCAGCCGCAGTGGTGTCTAATACCCAGATCAGCGATGTGGAAAAATTAAGTTTTCCCGATGACGATCTCAGAGAAGCTTGGCTACGACATCTCAGTTACAGTCAATTTACCTTTACAGAAATGAGCGACGGCACTGCCTGGAAGATCTTAAACAGTTAGTTGGGTGTTTTCTAGACAAGGCAAAAAGTGTCGGTAGATCATGCCGTTGCGTGCTTCGCCATCAGTCCAGTGTGCGGCACTGAGATCATAGAGCCACTGAGTTCGATCTGGCATAGCAGGCGACTCGATTTGTGCTAGATCTTTGTTGGCCACTGCCCATGCCACACAATCATCATCGTCGGCAAACACTGGTATACCGGCCAACACAGCCGCTACGCTACTGGAACTATTGCAGAACACTGCGGCCCACGCATTGGACAGATCTTGTTGTAATGTGCTACCGTTAACGCTTTCACTTACTTCTGGCAGGCCCGTCAATTCAGACAGATTTATTTTGTGTTTAGGGTGCGACCGAATCAAAATTGGCCTGTTGGTAATTGACCGTAGACGTTGTACGGTTTGCCGAGTCCACCCAACCATGTCAGTGCCTTTCATCGACCATCCACCATCACGTTGCAAACACACCAATACATAGTCGCCATTGGCTCGCCAGGGCTTTAAATCAAGATTGAGTTTGCGTTGGATCTGTTGCCATTTAGAATTATCACTGTGGGCATTGGCATAATTATTGGTGTTGTAAAATACTCCATCAAGACTGTAACGCAAAAAATAGCTGTCGGTATCTACAAATTTAAAACAACTGGCGTCAATGGGCATGACATGTTGTCCAGTACATAGTTGATGATCAATCACATCACGTCTGAGCTGTATGTGGGGTCCACGAATTTTAGTGCCAACCCAGCCTAGAATTACAGCCAGCCGGCAATCCACCACTTGTGGTTGTGTTTGTACCAATACACTGGCACCTTGTGCCTGAGCACCTTCAGCAAATGCTCGTAACACCTCGACTTTGCGATTGCGATCTGCAATCCTGGGCAGACTACTGAGATATACCACAACGTCATACATGATAAAATTTCTTTGTGATTTTTGCAGCCGTGCCATTGAGCATTTCAGCCTTGGTAAATTGACAATAGCTCAAGGCACACAACCAATCACCAATGGGACCACGATACAGATCATTGATGTCTTCAATTTTGGTCCTGGCCACAGGCACGGATATGTGTTGTCTCAATGTGATAACAGGTATGCCCAGCCAGATGGCTTCAATGGCTGCAACACTGCTTTCACTGATCACACAATAATAATCATCGGGATTGTCTTTTAGCAGTTCATACACTGTGGTACGAGTTTTCTTTGAATCAGATTTGCTTTTGAATTCAACAGGGCGATCTGTGTATTTGCTGATCTCTTTGCTTAGAAAAAATTTCCATCGGTCTCGAGCGGTATCCATCATTCGATAGTGTTGTTGACTACTTTCTACTACCAAGATTTTTTTTCCATCAGTGTTCCACTTGCGTGGAAATTCTGGAAACATGTCCAATCGATCAGCTGGAAAGTGTTGCTCCATGATGTCATGATGCATGTGATTTTTGACCAATCTATGCCAGGTTTTTTTACCGGTGAGGAAGTTGGTATAACCAGAATCAATGAACCACATGGGCAGATTATTGGTCAATCGATGAGTTATCAGGTCTTCGTTGCCTAATATATTACGCAACACAATTGGTTTGTTGGTGTCAGCGCCGTCACCTTTGAGTGCCCACGTGGGTTCACTCTTGCTGAGTTGGCGTGCGATATTTTTGACAAAACTTGGTCGAGGATCGGTCACGCACAAATGAATTAGATAATTGCGATCTAGATCATGTTCATGCAGATTTGCTGACAACCAGTTGATCAGTTTTCGGTACCGATTTTTGTATTCAGTGATCACCTGTTCCTTCCATGCCTTGAGATCTTTTTCTATGCTTTGTTGTACCACTTTGAAATCGATGTTTAACAACTTGGTTTGTTCAAAGTTTTGTTGGCAAGTATTAATATAAGCTGTGGTAATGGTCCAATCAATATGCACAGATTTTTTAAGATGTCTTGTCAAGATCCGATCTGCTAATGGCTCTACTAGTTCTTCATAATTCAAGATACCATGCATGACTGACTACCAACCTAGAATTATATCGTTGCGAACTCGATCAAGTTCTCGAGCTCCCCAACTTTTCAACAGATCCACTGCGTCATATTGAGTATGTTTGGTAATACCTGTGTCCTTGTGTAGTTTTTGTTCAACTACCATGATAGGGCACGATGCCCGTATGGTTTGTTCTGCACCCAGCAGGATCTCATATTCATAGCCTTCGCAATCAATTTTGCAGTAGTCAAATTTGGGCAGATTCAAATGATCCAATCGGTACATGGGAATAGTTCCAAGACCCATGGTGGCAGGGTTGACATGACTGTGTCCGGTATTTTCCAAAGTTATGGTCATGTCAATCATGCTGTCTTCCCGACCCAGAGCGCACTTGCGTATTTCCAAGTTAGTACCAGGAACATTGAGTCGCAGGCAGGCTCTAAAATCAGCCACGGGTTCAAACGCGATTACTTGGGCAAAGCACTGGGCCAGGTCCCGACTCCAAAGCCCCACATTGGCACCTATGTCTACAGCAATGCCTTTGTTGGGTGTGAGTGCGATGCTGCGCTGTCGTGCCTGCTCTTGATAAGTGGCACCTCCGCCTTTTTTGATATTCTTTGCCAGCATGCCAGCAAAATGTGTGTCTTGATCTGGAAACCACCAGCCGTGAGTTTGGTACATGTTAGTCCTTGTCCAGATTAAAATTTACTTTGGGTTGTGTGAGTACTCGTTGCCAATAAGGATGATTGGGATGACTGACCACTTCTTTGGGCTTGCTGTGACCATGATTTTTTCTATCACCTTTGACATGATCCATGTACAGACCCAGTTCACTGTTGATAAACGGATGCCCTGCCAGGCCTTTGTCTGTCCACGACGGATTCAAATTGTAAAATTCATGGGCCAGATGATATCGTTTGCGTACAACATCCCAGATATAACTGTCGTGCCATTCGCGTTCTTTAAATATTTGATCGGTGTTGTACATGCCAACAAAATCTCTGATGAAATTACGGGTTTCTGGGTGGTCCAAATTGTAGGCCACCCATCCACATTCACTGTGATATTTTTCACCACGACCCAGGTAGCTGATCATGGCTGATCCGGGACATACCTTGCTCATCCATTCTATTGGCACAGCACTGTGAGTATGTGTGTCGGCATCCAGCCAAATCATCCAGCCCGAGCTGAGATTATCAGCACACAAGGCCACACTGAATACCTTGTAGGCAAATCTTACAGCATTCCATCTAAAGGACTTTTTGGGATTCCAAACTTCGGGCGGCCCATCTTGCCCATGTGCCAGGGGATTGTTTCTGTGCCGTTCCACAAAGGCCCTACAGTTGTTGCTGACCTGCATGAGATCGTACACACGACTGTTGGTTCTGGTGACTTCGGGCCGACAGTTTTCGGCACACACAATCAAGTCGACTTCGGTGGGCCAGTACCGTTCGAAAGTACGGATCATGCGCTGACCATATTGTTTTAGACCCTCCTCGTGAAACGAGGTAATTACTGTATATTTCATATTGGATATTTAGTGATCAAATCGGTGGCCTATTTTCCTTTGCAGTGTGCCAAGAACAGCGTGCCTGTGATGCGTGCCATGCTGGACTCTTTGCACAATGCTGGCATAAGCACCCAGGAAAACAGTTGGGACGCGGATGCGGTGATCATATGGTCAGTGTTGTGGTCCGGACGCATGGCCGCTAATCAGGCCGTGTGGAGTCACTATAGAAGCCTGGGCCGGCCAGTCATTGTCATAGATGTTGGTGCCTTGTATCGCGGGGAAACCTGGAAGATAGCTGTAAACTCCATCACGGCCAACGGTTACTATGGACACACAGAAAACTTGGATTGGAATCGCCCCAGACGCCTGGGCATAAGCCTGGCCCTTAATTTGACTCGCAACCCTAGGATTGTGATAGCCGCACAACATGCTCGCAGTCTCCAAGTAGTGGGCCTGGTCAGCATGGAAGGTTGGGTCGTCCAACAAGTAGAACGACTACGCACAGTCACTGATCGTCCCATCGTAGTACGCCCACACCCTAGAAGTGCATTGGACTGGGCCGGACTGGTACACTTGCCCAAGGACGTCATCATAGAGCAACCACAGAAAATAGACAACACCTATGACAGCTACAACTTGGCCTTTGACTGCCATGCCATCGTTAATCACAATTCAGGCCCTGGCATACAGGCCGCACTTGCAGGAACCAGACCCATTGTGGATGTCAGCAGTCTGGCCCATCCTGTGAGCATACAAATAGAAAACATTGATCAGCCCTATACAGTAGATCGTGATCAGTGGCTGGTTGAAATTTGTCATACCGAATACACAGTTGAAGAAATAGCGCAAGGTCGTTGGTTGACTCGCCTGTCTTCTGCCTTGCAACGCAATCATGGATAAAAATACCAAACGAGCTCTTAAATTGGCGGCCGCGCATGATCCTGCGGCACGACAAGCTCTGAGACAATCGCTGAATGCTGAACGCAATCAATTGCCATTGCCGGAATCCGGTCCAATTGATTGTGCCTGTGTCATACATGGATCGGTCTATAGTTGGAACTATGTGGAACGTTTGTATAGCATGCTGAGTCGACACATCACACCTGGCGTAAGATTGCATGTGTACACGGAAACAGATCGACCAGTGCCGGAGAATTTTATCAAACATGGACTCACAGACTGGAACATCAATGGTCCTAAAAAATCCTGGTGGTACAAGATGCAATTGTTCAACACTGATCACCATGCAGGGCCTTTGTTGTATTTTGATCTTGATGTGGTGATCACACAAAATATTGACTGGATTTGGCAGCAGAATCTGCAACATTTTTGGGCGGTGCGTGATTTTAAATATCTCTGGAGACCGACCAGCTACAATATCAATTCCAGCGTCATGCGTTGGGACACTCGTCAGTATGGTCATATCTATGAAGAATTTGTTAGAAAAGATTTTGCCCAGATTTTAAAAAGATATCGCGGAGATCAGGACTATATTTCAGATTGTTTTTTGCCCGATCGGCGTAGATTTTTTGACGTAGAACGAGTGGCCAGCTGGCGTTGGCAAGCATTTGATGGCGGCTATGATCATCACAAAAAGATATATCGTCGTCCGGGCACAGGCACACAACTGGCAAAAAACAACAGCATTTTGATTTTTCACGGACACCCCAAACCAGACAGCATACAAGATCCACTGATCTTAGAACACTGGAAATAGCATAAATACCCGTGGAGATCTTAAAAATGACCAATAGAACTATACGATTTCATGGACAAGGGTTTGGACCCACTGCTGTGGAAATTTCTGTAACTGCCAACGGCAGTCAAGTGTTTAACGGACCTGTCCCCACAGTGGATCAACCATTGGTTCCATTGCCATGGCCACTGGAGCAGTCAGAAATATTGTTTTCCATGGAAGTGCCACTGGAATTTCAAGGAACTATGCCTATAGAAATTACCGTGAATTCCGGCGGTGGTATTTTGCTTGAGAAAATGTCTATTAACTATGTGCCGCTCATTAACAATGTGTCCAGCGGCGCTCAAGGATTTGAATTTGATAGTGATGGAAAAATTCCGAATTTGCTGGCGGCATCAGATTTCAGTTTAGATGGCAATCCGTCACCATCTCTAGTATGTCCTCCAGAACCAGCTGGTTACTGGACTTTGCCATTGGCTGTTGGCAGAACATTTGCAGCCACACTCAACATCGAGGCTGGCCTATTGTAACTGTACAAAACTGTAAAAACCCTACTACATGTAGGGTTTTTTTATGGTTGACCAAAAAGAAATCATTTCGTATAATAGTAACATAATGTAGTTTTTAGACAACACTTTTCAAGAAAGGCAACTTATGAATCAACATTTAAGAGCAGTAGCAATGACCGCAGGCATGATGGCCATTGTTGTGGCAGTTACCGCATTTTTCCATTTTTTAAGCACAGTCGTCACAGCCAACATGGTTCCCATGATCGTGATTGGGTTGGGTATCACGTCTTGCATTTTTCTTATCTACACCGTTTTTTTAGCACAAATACGCTATGAAGACTCGCTGAAACGCATGGTTGACAAGAAATAACCGATTTGCTATAATAGTATTATTAAAACAATCAAAGAAGGAGCTAGATGTATGTCAACTATTCTCGTTAAAAACGGATCGTATCGCAATCAACCCGTGAACGGTATGATCTTTAATTTGGTCAAGGGTTTTCAAACTGGTGCCAAAGGAGGCTATGTTACCGTGAAAGCAGATGGATTTTTTGGACCCGAAGTGCCAGAAGTAGTTCGCATCAAAGTAAACACGATCGAAGATGTAGAGTTTACTACCGAGTCAGTGATCACTGATCGCCCTGTAACTGCTCAGGCTCCGGTAGAAACCGATGACGAAGTCATGGATCGTATTGGTCAGAGATTTGAAATCCTGCAAGAAATGACCCGTGCCACCATCGCAGGTGATGTGCGAGCCATGATCGTAGTAGGCCCTCCTGGCGTGGGCAAGAGCTACGGTGTAGAGTATGAACTGGAGAAGTCTGGCCTGTTTGAACGCATCACTGGTAGAAAGATCAAGTATGAAGTAATCAAAGGTGCCATGACTCCCATTGGTCTCTACTGCACATTGTACAAACATAGTGATCCCAACAACGTCCTGGTGTTTGACGACTGTGATTCAGTGTTCCAAGATGACTTGAGCTTGAACATCCTCAAGGCCGCCTTGGACTCAGGCAAGAAGCGTAGGATTTACTGGAACTCGGATTCGGCCATGTTGCGCAGAGAAGGTGTGCCTGATTGCTTTGACTTCAAAGGTGGCTGTATTTTCATCACCAATTTGAAGTTTGACAACCTGACCAGCAAGAAAATGAAGGACCATTTGGAGGCCTTACAGAGTCGTTGCCACTTCCTGGATCTCACACTCAACACCATGCGTGACAAGTTCTTGCGTATCAAACAGATCTTCCGCCAAGGACAGTTGTTCAATGACTATGAATTCTCGCCGGAAAAGGGCGAAGAGATTCTCAACTTCATGGACGAGAACAAGGACCGCTTGCGTGAGATGAGCTTGCGTATGGCCTTGAAGATCGCGGACTTGACCAAGGTCAGTGACACCAACTGGAAGGCCCTGGCTGCTACAACTTGTATGAAGAACAGTTAATCGGTAGCTCCTGGACAGCGGCAACGCTGTCCATTTTACAACAGGCACTTAGGTGCCTGTTTTTTTGACATTGTGTATTAAATATGTTATCATAATGTATGAATTTATCTAAGGCAAAAAAACAAATCATAGTAGAAAATCCTCGTGGACTTTATAAATGGTCTAGGATTTTTAATCGATTGCAACGGAATTTTTTTGTAGATTCTCCTGGCAAACTCAGACGAGAAAAACAAATTGAGGACTTTATTGTGCTCAATGGATTCCGAAAAGTACGATTCAAAATTGACACAGATCTGTTTGGAAATTTTCAAATCACTCGTGTGTCCCGAAGTCAAGAAGCCGATTTGGTAGTTATAACTGACCAAAAATTTAGTAGATTTCCTTGTCCGGCCATGATCGAACAGATCAAAAAACAACTTGAAAAATGCCCCAATCTTTATCTGTGTTTGAATCGTCATTACATCAACCTAGACAACAGCTATCATGACATCACTCTTGATCCAAAGTTTACCGTGGCCATCACACAATGGTTAAAGAAAAATCTTCCAGGCTATGATGTTGTTGATTTGAGTTTGGACTACGTGGATTATGGCCGTCACTTTACTTGGGCAATTCCAGATCGTCATTACTTTATAAGAAAGTTGTATGATGGACATCATTGAAAGTTTTGATCAAAGCCAGTTCAAGGCTGACTGGAAGACACAGTACATACGATATCGCCTGGGCAGATTAAAACATCAATATTGGTTGATCAATAGAAAAAATCCCAAGCAGGCAGTGATGGATACCTATGATTATTCCGTTCTTAAAAATTGCCAGGAAGGAACCACAGTATTTTTTGCCAGTGCTGGCTATTACCTCCAGGATATTTTTCCTGAAATAGAGGTAGTAGAAATGCATCCAGTGGTCAAAACATTTTATCCCAACGCACACATCTGTGAACACAGAAATCAATTGACAGAACTTCCGTTTCGGGCCGACAACTTTGCAGTGATCAATAATCGTGCAGACATCTGGACCGAGATTGAAAACGTAACAGGGCATTGCCAAGCATATACCGCAGCAATGAATCCTGGATGCAGATTTTTTTACAGTTTCAGAGACACACAAATTACAGGCTTAAATAGATTGACCACAGACATGGAAATGTTTTTCTTGTCCTGGGCAAAACGTCTTGAATCTGTATGCGGACTCACATTGGTCTGGCACGACGTTAATTTTAAAAAGAAGGCGCCAGATGACAACGGTTATTATGACATGTTAGAAAATCCAGATACCACCAATGGGAATTTGAAATTCTGGTTTGTTTACAAAGGAAAATCATGGACACTCGTGATTTAAAAATTATTTGTTATGCTGGAGGCTCTTGTGGAGATTTGATCACGGCCATGATCGACAACCGTGATTCAACATTTTATTCAAAAGCAGTGATGCATAACAAGCAACGCCAACGATTAAAAAAACCACTGACCTTTGCCAATGACGAAGAAAAAGATGTCTACATACAACAAATCTCTGAGCAATACAAAAGTATACCCAGTCATGATTTGGACTATCATATAAAAAGAAAACACGACTTTATTTCGATCACTGTGGAAGATCCCAAAGTGGCCTTGTGGGCCGCAACCAGATTCAAAAACTTACACAGACCACATGTCTGGCAAGAAATGCAACAGGCATGTGGTGCGGCCACCGTAAAAGATTATGCCCAAATCCTCATGCATTATTCTAACATGGTCCGGCAACACACAGACAAAGTAATACCATTGGAATCTATCCACAAAGGTCGTGCCATACAAGAACTCGAATCGGTTTTGTCGATCCAGGTGGACCGGTCCAGACAAAATCTTTACCGCAACTGGTTACTTCTTCAAGCTGGTATGTAAAAGCACATGCGAACAGCCACAATCATAATTCGAGACGAAGTCAATATCAAGATAGAAGGTCTTGAGTTGGATGCTAGACGTGCTCTAGTCAATGCTTTCAAGTATGATGTACCTGGCGCCAGATACCTGCCAGCAGTGAGACTGGGCCGCTGGGACGGCAAGGTTAGTTATTTTCAGCTAGGCGGTAGTACCTATATAAATCTACTGCCTGATATCATTCCTATCTTGGAAAAGTTCAATTATGATATTGACTTGGATGATCAAAGAGACTACAGTACCACATTTGAATTCCAACAAGTAAACGAAAACACATTTGGTCATATTGTGTGGGGCCCAGGTCATCCCATGGAAGGTCAGCCCATGCAGTTGCGTGATTATCAGGTTGAGATTATCAATAATTTCTTGGTCAATCCACAGTGCATACAAGAGATCGCCACCGGTGCTGGCAAGACAGTGATCACAGCCGCACTCAGCAATGCTGTGGCACCATATGGCCGTACCATTGTGATTGTGCCCAACAAGAGTCTAGTAACACAAACAGAAAAAGACTACGTGAACATGCAACAGGATGTGGGTGTGTATTTTGGCGACCGCAAAGAGTGGGGCCGCACGCACACTATCTGTACCTGGCAAAGTCTAAATATCCTGCTGAAGAATACAAAAAATTCAGTAGGTGATGTTACCATTGGTGAGTTTTTACAAGATGTGGTGTGCGTGATTGTGGATGAGGTACACATGGCCAAGGCCGATGCCTTAAAAACCTTGCTCACAGGAGTCATGAGTCGTATCCCCCTGCGCTGGGGACTCACAGGAACCATACCCAAGGAACCATTTGAATCGCAGGCACTCAAGTGTAGCCTTGGTCCAGTGAT